CTATACCACACGTCAATATCGGGGTAATAATGCTCCTGCTGCGAATAATAAGAGATCCCGCCCGTTGATTTTATACCCTTTGATTGCAGCGAGCCCGTTACTATAATATCCTCAAACAAACCTTGGGTCGCTTTTAGTGTGTCTACGTCTATTAAATCTGTTTGTATCTTTCCGCCCTCTACGAGAGTTTCGCCGGAGTGTGTACCGTCTGTTATAATAACGTGCTCGGCTGCGATTTGTATTTGTGTTGCACTTAAATCTATCTGTGAGGCTATGAGCCCAGCCGCTACAACGTCGTCCCACAATGCCTTAACAGCAGCGTTTGAGGCGTTCCCCTTTATGCCATAATAGGCCGTTCCCTCTACGAGTCCGTATACGGCGTTTACTTTTTCGGCCGTGCTTATATTAATAAACTGTGTACGTTTTGCGTCGTCTATCATTACCGGCAGATTTAACGAGAGGCTCATTTCACCTACGGCGCCGCCGCCCTGCACGAGCGCCGTAACGGCTCCGGCTTGTATGTCGATAAGTCCGACGAGTTCACGCTCCATGTCCTGCACTTGCAAGAGGATTTCGTCCTCGGTCATGGATATACTAGCCGAGCGATTGCGCGCCTCGTCGTCCATGTGTGCGACAATTTCCTCGAGTGTGTCCTCTACCGGGCGCACGTTGTAAATATTTGTAAAGCGGTAGCCGTTTTGTATTGTGTCTACGGCTGCCTGCACAACGTCGCCGTTTACGGCTGTTACGGCCGCGTCGAGTTCTTCATGTGTTACGGAGTCCGGCGGGATTTCGCCCTCGCTTAGTGTCGGAGTATTGTTTACAATTGGAGCATAAGCGGGAATTGTACCGGGGCTGTATATAGCCTCGTTATATTCCTGCAAATCGAGATTAAAGCCGCCGTCTGTACGTGCTATGCGGGTTATAACGTATTCGTGCGTAATTTTTGTAAACTCGCCGTTTTCGTCGAGTTCTCCAAATGACACGACGTTATTTGCGCTCGGCTGGTGTGTTTCGCTTGTACTATATGTGGTGAGCACGTCCAGCTCGCGCGTTGTGCCGGTGCCGCCTACTTTAAGCGCAACGGGAGTCGCGCCGTTTGCGTTGGTTGTATTTATAACTACTCCGTAGAGTTTCTGCGGGTCGGTAAACGTTACCGGGTTTTTAAGTGTGATTTTCTTTAAGAGGCCGCCTTGATATATTACGCCAGCGATTACGGCGTCCTGCGCGTCGCGGTTGATACTCGGATCTTGTATGCCGATTTTAGCGTATGGTGTGAAGTATACGCCCTCGGCGCCGATTTTGAGCGTAGTAGTTACCGGGCGCAGCTCGTCTATTGCCATGAGCCGGCGTGCGTATTTCACTACTTGCGCGTGGCGTGTTATGCCGGTCGCGTTGATTTCTTTAATAATCGAGTTTTCGTCGATTGTTACCGGCTGCCCGTTTTCGAGGCGTGTAACGGTATATGTATTTTCTTTGAAAGTGTCCCCGGCGCTTTCGATATACTTTACGCGCAGCGCGTCTACACGGCGGGCGAAAGTCTTTTTATTTGTGAGCGATATAATATTCTGCGGATTGTATACGGCTACGGCGTTTTCCTGCGCTTGGTCTATCGCTACGCTACGGCGGCCGTAAATATCCTTGTAAAATGCGCAGCCGCAAACGTCGGCTATTATTTGGAGTGTCGAGTCTTTTTTCTGATTTTGTGTTATTACGTAGTCAAAGCAAATATCGTTGTTTTCGCAATACTCGTACAATGCGCCGAATGCGTCGAGGTCGATTTCCGAGTCGGCGTAACGGCTTGCCGGGTGCGTGTCGCTGGTGAGGATTTCGAGCGCGATTGCGGCGGGGTTACGTGTTGCGTATTTTGTTTCGCTCCATGCCTCGCCGTCCCACGTTCTCGCCGTTGAATACGCTATAATGTTTATTTGTGTTAATTTTTTTTCATTGGCTGTTGTCGCCTTTAATTTTAAGCCTATAACGCAAGAGTTTTCCCGCTCTTTTTGCTCAACGTTAAGACACGGTACGAGCCCAGCCGTGCCGCTGTCGTCGAGTACGCCAGCCGGAGCCGAGGATTTAAGCGGGTCGAATACGCGCGATTGATAATAATATACGTAACAATCGGCGCGTAACTTTTCGTCGTTGGCTACGTCGTTATACATTTTTATTAAAATGTTATTTTGTCCGTTTGCTTTTAATGTCTGATAATTTGCGTATGTAAATGTATGCGACAATATAAAACGCATAGGGCTAGCAGTTCTATCTTGCTCGGTGCGTCCTGCAAAAAATACCCATGTTTGGCCGCCGTCAAGTGAATAGTAAGCCCCGAATGTTAAAAAGCCGTATATTTTTTCGCCCGCGTCATTATATTTATATAAGCCGTACGGAAGTTGTACGCAAATTTCAACATCTTGCGCGTTCGGATCTAGTGTAAATATAAGCGGCTCGGCCTCTGCGCTCGTAACTTTATAATTAGGCGGTATTTGTGTATTTATTACGGTAGAGGCTACCTTATAGTTTAAATCTGTTAAGGTTTGAAATAACTCCCCGTTTTGTCTTATTTCTATTTGCCCGTTTGCAAATACGCCGCTATTTATATTATATACTCCCGATTGTGGGGTCGAGTCGTTAAACGTTTTTATATCTGTGTCCCCTATGCCCAGCTTTTCGAGAATAATACTTTTAAACCCGCCCTCGAGTATATTATATACGTATTGGTCGCGCCCCTTGGTGCCGCCTATTTTATAATATGGTTGCGAGAATAAATACGGCGTTAAAAAATTACGGCCGCATAAATACGGCTGGCTTTTGCCGGTAGCAAGTGTATTTGTAGCGCCTCGTAAAAATGGCAAATTCTCTATGCCGGAGTTATTAGTCATTTTTTTTATCTTGTCGAGTTCCCGCTCTGCTGCCTCTGCCTCTTTTTTCGCTTTCGCGGCAAGCTGCGCCGGCTGAATTAAAAAACCGAACGGGATAATAAATGTACTTACCCACCACGGTGTTTCGGTCAAATCTGCCGGAATTTGTCGGAGCGTTACGACGTCGCCGTCTTGTATAATTGTGTCGGGCTCTGCAATTTTGCCGTTAATTATGAGTACGGCGTTTCCAAAGTCTACGCCCGGGAAGTTTGCGCGGGCGCTGCGTCCTGCCTCTATGTCTACGAGTTCAGCGTTGTTTTTAAGTGTTTTAATTAAGTTCGCTTTCATTCTTTAATACCTCATAATAACGGATTGGGTTTAATGCGCGTATGTGCGTAACGCGGCAGCCTTTGGCGGTGATGTGGAGCGCGAGCGTAGATGTTACCATATAGACAACGTGCAAATTTTCGCCGGTCTTACATTCCGCAACGGCGCCAGCTTTCGGCGCGTTTATTTCCCTTATGTTGTTATAGTCATTTATGTACGGCAGCTCTGCGCCGACGGGTAAGTGTTCGTATTTTATAAATGGGTCTTTTAATGGAGTTCCCGCGCGCCTGCAACATTCCAGCACGAGGCCGTAACAATCGTAGCCGCCGTCGCCTCTGCCGTGCGGTTTATAGGCCGCGCAGAGTAAATCGTCGTACTTTATCATACGGCGCCGCGGTTGTTGTAACTGTTGTATATGAGCGCCGGAAACGTCATATTGCCGCGGTCGTCGCCGTTTAACTTGATCTCGAATTTCACGCCGTCGTATGTCGCCTCGCCGTAGTTATGGCGGTACGTTTCGAGCTGCACAATTTCGCCGCCACGATATACGCCTATGAGGTCGCAATTAAAGCGGCGGTTTCGATTGATGTAATTTAAAAGTTCGGGCTTGTCGAAAATATCACACGCGAGCGTAGCGTCGCCGTTTGTGCTCGGCTGGTATTCAAACGAGGCAGCCGCGAAAGTATGGCCGCTGTAAGTGAGGTTTACGTTATCGTTTATTATGTAGATGTGTGTATCGTCGTCGTAGATGTGGAGTAAAAACGGCAGATTAAAAAGCCCGCCCTCGGTTAGTTCCTTAAATACGCCCATAACTTAACACTCCTCAAGCGTAAGCGAGATTTCCTTAAACGCTTGCCCGCTCCAATTTCCGACGAGTACGTAGTAGTCCTTTGTGCCGGTTTTTGTTTCAATGTCGGTTAAGGTTATCGATACGGAGCCCGAGCCGTTTGTCGTTTCGTTCCAATCGAGAAAGCGTGTAAACTCGGTTTTGCCGTTACCGTCTTTTATCGCGTCGTTGAGGCGCAATAATACGGTGTGGGTGGTTTTCTGCGCGGTGTTGATTTGGTGATAGATAACGCGCCCGCTCTTGTATTTTGTGGCCTCGCGGTTTTCTACCGTCGAGCCGTCGAGCCCGTAAAACTTGCTATTTACATTTTCCGGCCATGCTGCCATATTTTGCCCCCTTACACTCCGTAAAACTCGCCGCTCATGCCTGCACTTG